CCCAAGGAGGTTCACATGGCGATCAGGCACCTTTCCCAGATCGAGCTGGCGGCTCGCTGGAATATCTCGCACCGCACGCTGGAACGTTGGCGGTGGACGGGCGAAGGCCCGAAATTCATCAAACTCGGCGGCCGGGTGATCTACCGGCTCGAGGATGTCGAGGCCTTCGAGGCCGAACAGATCCGCGGCGCGGATCATGAACCCCATCGCCCGATGTCGGCGTGAGGGGGATGACATGACAATTTCAAACCACATCACCCTAGCCGACATTCCCCACATGCCGGTGGGCCAGATCGCGGCGCTGCCCGCCGATCAGTTGGCGATGCTGAAAGACGCAGCCGATCAGCAACTGGCACAAGCCAAGTCTCTCGCGGACTGGCTCGATGGCGCCATTTCCCTGAAATACGCGGACCGCGCTCAGACAACGCGCCATGGCGCAGGCAAGGACACGGGCACCATCCGGTTCGAGGATGACGGCGTCACCGTGATCGCCGAACTGCCCAAACGTATCGACTGGGATCAGGCCAAACTCGCCCAAATCGCTGAAAACATCGCCTTGGCCGGGGAAGACCCTGCAGAGTTCATCGATACCAAGCTGTCGGGCTCCGAGCGCAAATTCTGCGCTTTGCCCGAAAGCTGGCGCAAGGGTTTTGAACCCGCGCGCACGGTCCGCACCGGCAAGCCGAAGTTCCGTTTCGTTTTGAACGGAGGTGCGTCGTGACGGCACTTCTTCCCATCCCCCAGGGCGATCCGAGCCTTCCCGGCTTGATTGACCGTGCCGCGACCATGCTTTCGAATGCGAAGACCTCGGCGGAAGTTCTCGAAGCACGTGAGGCCGCAGGGCTTGCCTACGATGTCGCAAAGCGTGCCGCGCGCCTCAGCCGTGCCAAGTCCGCACATGATGATCTGATTGCGGCGGCCCATCGTGCCCAGGCTGATGCTTTGGAAATCGAAGCCGCTGCCAAACGCCGCCTCGCCGATGAATATGACATGGCACAAGCCCAAGGTGAGGTCGGCAAGAGCGGGGTACGGACGGACCTCGTTTCGCAGGGGAACGAGGTTATTCCTTCCGCCGCAGACATCGGTCTTTCACGTAAAGCCATTCACGATGCGCGCCTGATCCGCGACGCGGAAGAGGTTGACCCGGGCATCGTGCGCCGCACCCTCGACGAGAAACTCGAGCGTGGTGAGGAACCGAACCGGGCGGCACTGCGCAAGATGGTGGTCGATGCCGCCATGCGGGGAATGCGCCCTGAGCGCAAACCCAGTCGCCGGAACCCGCTCTATGTCCCGCCGACACCCCAACAGGCCGCCTGGCAGCATGTCACCGGCACGTTCCGCGCCTTCGCCGAATGGGCTTCGGATGACACGCTCGCCTTGGCCCGCGAGGGCATGACCGAGGCTCAGGGCAGCCAGTTTCACCATCTCGACGTCGCCGCCATCGCGGCCGGATCGGAAGCTTTCACCAAAATCAAGGAGTGGTTCGATGCTTGACAGCCAGTCAGCAGCCTTTGCCGAACGCGTCTGGGAGGTGGCCTCCCAGCTTGGCAACAATGCCCCGAAAATAGCCGATGACATCATGGGCGAGGCCTTTCCTTTGACCTGTTCGCAGGCAAGGGCGGAAGGCGCGATGCGCATGCTGCGCATTGGGATCATTTCCGAGGTGAAACGGATCCTGCGCAACCGTCATGACGTGCTGACCCAGACGGATTTCGCCGACCGGTGCGATGCGTTTGCGCCGCTCGTCAGTGATCTGCGCTCGAAGTCCTACTTCGTCGAAAGCGCCGAGGAATACGTCGTGGTTCCGGACCTGATCGCTGAACCTGATCTCCTCGACGATGCGCGGCGTTTCATGCGGCGCAAGGGGCTTGAATGCCTCGCGGAAGCCGACCGGCTCGATGCGCTCTACGCGGCTGTCACCGGCGAAGTGGCAACCATCCCGGCGACGATTTCCAACCCCAAACCTGACATGGGAGAGTTCTGATGGCGATTTCCCTCGCATCTCTTCGCACCACATCGGCGCTGACGCCACCGCGCATTCTGATCCATGGCGTGGCTGGGGTCGGCAAATCCACCTTCGCGGCCGCTGCGGATCGGCCAGTGTTCATCATGACCGAGGATGGCCTAGGCAAGCTGCAGGTGCCGCATTTTCCGCTGGCGACGAGCTACGCAGAAGTGGCTGAAGCCCTTGATGCGCTCCTGCACGAGGACCACGATTTTGGCACGGTGGTCATCGACAGCATTGATTGGCTCGAGCCGCTCATTTGGGCCGAGACCTGCAAACGCAATGGCTGGGCGTCCATTGAGGCGCCGGGCTTTGGCAAGGGCTTTGCTGAAGCGTTGAATGTCTGGCGCGAATATCTCGACAAGCTGAACGCGCTTCGGGACCAGAAGGGCATGGTGGTCATCCAGATCGCCCACACCGACATCAAGCGGTTTGATAGCCCCGAGCACGAGCCCTACGACCGCTATGTGATCAAGCTGCAGACCCGCGCCTCGGCGCTGCTGCAGGAGCATTCAGACGTCGTGCTCTTCGCCAACTACCAGATCTCGGTCGCCAAATCCGATGTCGGCTTCAACAAGAAGGTGACCCGGGCGCTCGGGTCCGGTGCGCGCGTCATGCACACCGAAGAGCGCCCCGCTTTCCTCGCCAAGAACCGTTACGGCCTGCCGGACACCCTGCCACTCGAGTGGTCGGAGTTCCTCGCAGCCATGCCTCAACCTGAATGATTGCCTTGAAAGGATAAGACCATGGCACGTTTTGACACCTCCTTTGACGCCACCAGCGTCGAACCCACCACCGCCTATGAGCTGCTGCCCGCAGGCAAATACCGCGCCCAGATCGTCGAGAGCGAGATGCGCGTCACCAAGAACGGCATGGGCCAGTTCCTCTGGCTGATGATCGATATTCTTGAGGGTGAGCAGAAAGGCCGGAAGATCTTCGATCAGCTGAACTTGGTGAACCCAAACCCGACGACGGTGGAAATCGCGCAGCGCACGCTTTCGGCCATCTGCCACGCCACGGGCCGGATGCATGTCAGCGACAGCGAGGAGCTGCACCTGATCCCGATGACGATCCAGGTGAAAATCAAGCCGCCGAAGAACGGTTACGGCGAGAGCAATGCGATTGCCTACCTGCCGCCCGAAAAGGGCGCGGCGGCTGCTGCCAGCCCGACGCGGCCTGTTTCTGACCCCACTGGCTCTTCGGTGCCGCCGAAAATGGCCTCCGCGCCCTGGAACAAGAAGGGCTGAAACAGCGCGCTGCTCCGCACCCTGACTGACGGGGCAGCGCTTTCCAACCCCATCTGAGGACACTTCCATGACTGACATGACCTACGCAGCCCCTGTGGCTGCGACCAGCCCCGGCTTGCCCGATGATCAGCGCCGGTTGATCGAACTCGATGACGCTATTGCCAAGATCCGCACGCAGATCGCGACAGCCGATCTGGCCCGGCAGCGGGGTCATAAGCCTATCGATCCTGACTGGTTTCACCGGGCGCGCACGGCGCTGCGGCATCTGAGCCGTGAACGGGCAGAACTTCTGGCCCAAGGCACTGGCCGTCGCCGCCGCGAGAAGCTCAAGGACGCGCTAATTGGCGTTTTGCGCGAGCGCCATGACCCTGAGGCCTGGGCCGACATTCTGGCTGAGGCACAGGCCCGCAGTGAACGGGAGGGTTTGTGATGGCCGAGCTAACTCAAGCCCCCACGCCGACGCTGACAGCGATTTATGCCGATTATGAGGCTCGCCAGGGTGATGGGTTCCGCGACCACCTCGGCGCCTCGATCATCGGCAAGTCCTGTGCCCGTGCCCTCTGGTACGATTTCCGCTGGGTCACGCCTTCGCGCCATTCCGGCCGCCTGCTGCGCCTCTTCGAGACCGGCCAGCTTGAGGAGGATCGCCTCGTGCGCAACTTGCGCGCCACTGGCGCAACGGTGCTCGAGGTCGATCCCGAAACCGGCCGTCAGTTCCGCGTCGAGGCCCATGGCGGGCATTTTGGCGGGTCGCTTGATGGCGTCGCCATCGGCATCCTCGAGGCTCCCAAAACCTGGCATGTGCTGGAGTTCAAGACCCATGGGGTCAAGAGCTTCACCGAGTTGACCGCCAAAGGCGTCGTGCTGGCCAAGCCCCAGCACGCCGCGCAGATGCAGATCTACATGCATCTGACGGGGATCACGCGTGCCCTGTATATCGCGGTCTGCAAGGACACCGACGCGCTGCATATCGAACGCATCGAGGCGGATCGCGCCATGGCCGATCGTCTTCTGGACAAAGCCGGGCGCGTCATCTTCGCCCAGCATCCGCCCGCGCGGATCAGCGAGGACCCCGCCTGGTTCGAATGCCGGTTCTGCGATCACCATGCTGCTTGCCACGAAGGCGGCGGTGCTGTCGTGACCTGCCGGTCCTGCCTGCACGCGACGCCGATCGAAGGCGGATGGCACTGCGCCCGACACGACCGGATGCTGGCACCCGCTGAGCAGCGAGCGGCATGCAACCGCCATCTCTTCATCCCCGATCTCGTTCCTGGCGAGGTCATCGACGCGGGCGACGATATCGTCACCTACCGCATGGCCGATGGCACGACCTGGGCAAACGACGCCCGCACAACGGAGGCCGCGCCATGCTGACCCTGCGCCCCTATCAACAGGCCGCGATCACATCGATCTACGACTATTTCCAATCCCACAAGGGCAACCCGCTGGTGGTGATCCCGACCGCCGGAGGCAAGAGCTTGGTAATGGCCGCCTTCATTGAGGGCGTGCTGAAGGCATGGCCCGACCAGCGCATCTTGATCGTGACCCATGTGCGCGAGCTGATCGCCCAGAACCATGCCGAGATGATCGGGCTCTGGCCCGATGCGCCAGCGGGCATCTATTCGGCGGGCCTCGGCAAGCGCGAGGCACGGGCGCAGATCCTCTTTGCAGGCATCCAGTCGATCCACCGCCGCGCGCAAGAAATCGGCCACACGGATCTCGTGCTGATCGACGAGGCCCATCTCATCCCTGGCAATTCGAGCACGATGTATCGGCGTTTCCTTGATGGCCTCACCCGCATCAATCCGGCACTCAAGGTGATTGGGTTAACGGCTACGCCGTTCCGGGTCGACAGCGGCATGTTGCACGAGGGCAAGAACGCGCTCTTCACCGACATCGCCTATGAGGCCCCGGTCCGCGATCTGATCGACGCTGGCTATCTGAGCCCGCTCGTGTCGAAACAGCCTGCCACGCGGCTCGATGTCTCGAAGGTCGGCACCCGCGCCGGCGACTTCATCCAGCGCGATCTGGCGGCTGCGGTAGACAAGGAGGGCATCACGCGGGCCGCAGTCACCGAGATCATCGCGCATAGCCGCGACCGGAAATCCTGGCTGGCTTTCTGTTCGGGCGTCGAGCACGCGCGCCATGTCGCTGAAGAGTTCGGACGCCAAGGCATCACCTGCCGCACGATCTTCGGGGACACGCCGAAGGACGAACGTGACGCCATCATCGCCGCCTTCAAGCGCGGGGAAATCCGGGCACTGGCCTCGATGGGTGTGCTGACCACCGGGTTCAATGCGCCGGGCGTCGATCTGATCGCACTCCTGCGCCCCACCAAGTCTGCCGGGCTCTATGTGCAGATGGTGGGCCGTGGGACGCGTCTCGCACCGGACAAAGAAAACTGCCTCGTACTCGATTTTGCCGGCAATGTCCGCCGCCACGGGCCGATCGATCTGGTGCGGCCCCGGCGACCCGGTGAGCCCGGTAGCGGCGAGTCCCCGACCAAGCTCTGCCCGGAATGCGACAGCATCATTGCACTGTCGGCTACGGAATGCCCGGACTGCGGTTACGTCTTTCCGGCCCGGGAGGTCAAAATCGCCCCCACGGCGGCCACACTTCCCGTCCTGTCGCCAAAGGTCCAATGGCTGCCGGTCCACGGTGTGTCCTATAGCCGCCACGACAAGCTGGGCGGGCAGCCCTCGTTGAAGGTCACCTATAGCTGCGGGCTGAAATCCTACAGCGAATGGGTCTGCATCGAGCATCAGGGCTATGCACGCCAGAAGGCGTCGGAATGGTGGCGCAAGCGCGCGCCCGGCTGTCCGGTGCCGCTCAGCGTGGATGAGGCCATTTTGCAGGCCCAAGAGCTTATGCGCCCCAGTGCGATCTCGGTCCGCCCCGCGGGCCGTTATGTCGAGGTTTCCGGCTACAGGTTTGACCCATGCGCCAAAGTTCCCCCGGCCTCTGCGCCGTTTGCCACCGGCAACCTCGTGGGTTTGGCTGGTTCAACCCACACTATCGGCTCGCCGACCCGCGGCGCGACACCAGCCGCAAGCACCTCTGCAGTCGCACCTGCCAAGACATCTGTCACAGGAGGACGGGCATGATCGATCCCACCCCGAATGAGATGCAGGCGATGACCGTCGGCGGCCAGATGGGCGGCGAGTATCTCGAAAGCATCGGCAAATCGGATCTCGCCACCCTGACCGAGACCGAGTGGGACCGCTTCATCGACGCGGTTGTCACCGGATATTGCGACCACTTGCGCGAGCTGGCGGGCCAGGACCGCACGCGTCTCGACGCCATGACCCCCGAGGTGCCTTTCTGATGACCAACACATCCTTCATGGCGCGCTTCGGCGCGCGGCTTGTGACCAATGGCTATGCCATCCTGCCGATCGGCCCGGGCACGAAGAAGCCTGGCCGCTTCCAGCGCGGGGCTTGGGCGGACTATCCGGAATGGAACCGCCATGCTGAGCGTGGCACTACCGAGGTCGAGGTGGCCACTTGGTCGTCTTGGCCCGATTGCGGCATCGGGATCGTGGGCGGTGCTGTCGGGGCGGTCGATATCGACATCAAAGACGATGCTGATTTGGCGCTGCGGATCGAGCAACTGGCGCGCTCCCGCCTCGGCGATACGCCCGCCCTGCGCATCGGCCGGCCCCCGAAACGGATGTTGGTCTATCGCACGGCGGAGCCATTCCGGGGCATCAAGCGCCATCCGCTGGAGGTGCTTTGTCTTGGGCAACAGTTCGTTGCCTATGCCATCCACCCCGACACTGGCGCGCCCTATGCCTGGCCTGAGGAGGGGCTGGCGGACCTCGACATCACCGACTTGCCCGAAATTACTGCGGAAGCTGCCACCGCTTTTCTCGACGAGGCTTACGCTTTGCTGCCAGAAGTGCTGCGCCAGCGTGGACTCTCTGCCGTTGCAGCTGCGGGGGATGTCGAGCGCATCCACAGTCAGATCGGAACCTTACCCGCGATAGAGGCCGCGCTCGCATGGCTGCCAAACGCGGAGCTGGACTACGACAGCTGGATGCGTGTCGGCATGGCCCTGAAAGGTGCGCTTGGCGAGGCCGGGGCTGATCTCTTTGCTGACTGGTCAGCGCAGGCGGCCAAGGATGTGCCCGCGACCACGATGAAGGCCTGGGCCAGCTTCAAGCCCGACCGGATCGGGGCTGGCACGATCTACCATCTCGCCATTGAACGCGGCTGGCAGCCTGAACCTGATCTCCGCTTGGACGGCAGTCTGCCCGATGGTGGAGACCATCCGGCGGCCGGTTTGCTGGCGAGGTTGGATGTTGCTGCGGCTGCCACCGCAGTCTCTGCGCCCACACCTGCGTATGCGCTGGCCATCCCTGACGGCTTGGTGGGCGATCTGACGGATTACATGTTGACCACCGCCCGGCGCCCGCAGCCGCTTTTGTCGCTTGGTGCCAGCCTTTGCGCCATCGGCGCGCTGATGGGGCGGAACTACCGGACGGAGAGCAACCTGCGCTCGAACGTCTATGTCGTTGGCATCGCAGACAGCGGGTCGGGCAAGAACCACGCCCGTGAAATCATCAACGAGACCTTCTTCGAGGCGGGGCTGGCCCATCACCTTGGCGGCAACAAGATCGCCTCTGGTGCGGGACTTTTGACCGCGCTGCACCGTCAGCCCGCGATCCTGTTCCAGATAGACGAGTTCGGCATGTTCCTGTCAGCCGCCGCAGACCGCAAGCGCAGCCCACGCCATATCACTGAGATCCTCGACAACATGACCGAACTTTACACCTCGGCCGGCGGGATCTTCCTCGGGGCAGAATACGCCAACCGGGACGGCACGAACGAGCGGCGCGACATCAACCAGCCCTGCCTGTGCGTCTATGGCACCACGACGCCCTTGCACTTCTGGGGCGCGCTGCAGGGGGCAAACGTGGTCGATGGCTCGCTGGCCCGTTTCCTGATCTTGCCCAGCGACGAGGACTATCCCGACGAAAATATCGCCGTCGGCATCCGCCAGGCCCCGCCGGCGCTGATCCAGGGGCTGCAGTTGATCGCGGCCGGTGGAGGCGCCCCAAAGGGCAATCTCGCGGGCAAGACGGCAGATCAAAACACCGCCGTGAACCCGATGATCGTGCCCATGACCGAGGAGGCGCGCGCCCGGTTCCGCCAGCTCAGCATCGAGCTGACCGAGGAATTGCGCGCCGCCGCTGGCACGGCCTTCACGGCCATCCTCGCCCGCATCGGTGAAAACGCCCTGAAGCTTGCCCTCATCGTGGCGGTTGGGCGTGATCCGGTCCGTCCCGAGATCGAGATCTCGGCGGCGGAGTGGGCCATCGGTTTCGTGCGGCACTACGCGCAGCGCACGATGGAGGCGGTCGAGCGGCATGTCGCGGACACCGAGACCGAGGCACATCTGAAGCGGCTGAAGGAGATCATCCGAGGCTCGGGTGCCAAGGGCATCACCAAGTCCGAGATCACCCGGGCCTCACAGTGGCTGAAATCCCGTGACCGCGATGAGATCCTGCTGACCCTGATCGAGAGCGGGGACATCACAACTGGCATGCGGGACACCGGCGGGCGGAGGGCCATGATTTACCGGCTTCTGGCGTGATCCGGGGGCTTCCTTCAAACCGGGGGTTTCTTCAATTGAAATAAGTTTGGGTCCAAGTGCCTGTAAAAACGGGTATTTTGACTTCCTTCACTTCTTTCAATCTTTCAAGGGGATACCTGTATATGTGTATCCTCGCGCGCGCGGTTAAAATAAGGATGAGGTACCTCATGAAATAATTGAAATATTGAAAGAAGTTATATTATATATAGGGATCAACACCTTAGGGGCCAACTTCTTTCAAAAGCCCCCGTTGAAGGAATTGAAAGAAGTCCCGGGCGACCTGCTCGTCCCGTGATAGACATGACCAGACCACCCTTCGGGGCTTGGCGAGACCGCAGCCTTCACCGGCCAGCCCTCTCGCCACGCTCGCCAAAGCGAAGAGGAGGTCTTGATGACCCAATCCAACGAACACCTGCGCTGCATTCTGGCGCTCGATCTCGGCACGACCACCGGCTGGGCCATC